CTTTCGGATAGTTCCCTTCGGAACCCGCCACAAACCGCCTGTTTTATTCAGGAAAATTAGCTGCTCAGGAATTAAAGACCAGGATTGCCAACAATTCCTCGATAGTCAAACGCACCCACTTTATGTTCAAAATGGATGTCGTAAACAAACACCTTAGTGTCATCATCAAACCAAGTTTCGCTAACAACCGGTTTGAAGATAACATCTTTTAGGGGTGAGAACAATCCATCCACAATGAACCAAGCAGTATCAGAACCGCCATTGGCAGAGGATAGGAATGGAGAAGTTACCATAATCCATCCCTGACCACGCCACACGTTGACATTGTTGTTGTTAGTATCCGGAATCCATTCGGATTCTAATTGCTCCTTAGCCTTCCTAACCTTAGATGGAGGAACAATAATGTATTTCATTCCACCACCCATTGGCATAGGTTCACCAATATCATCAACTTGGTTTTGTAAAACCAAAACCATTGATTCAATTGATGTTGGGCTAATGTCAGAAGCGGTTACAACATTAGAATGAGTTCCACCAATTTTGTCTGGGTGAGACGTAGAGCAAAGAGCAACACCGTCTCCATAGTCAAATAAATGCTTTGCCGTTGCTACAGCAAAAGCCTTATTGAGCCTATCAAATCGGTGTCGGGCCCTTGTATTCATCCAGGCATAATTAAGTTTAGAAACTTCATCTAATGCTTTCTGATACAAGGTGTCTCTCCTTTCAACTGATTCTCTGGAAACTTTAATTCTTCGGGAGAATTTGTATGGTTCAACCGAAGTAATGTAGGAAGGAACATAAGAGGTTTCAGGAAACGCCTGACGTTCCTCAGTTGGTAAAAGCTCTGAAACACCAGTAATAGCAATTGATTCCAATCGTTGTCTACCAACCGCATTCACTTCCTCGAACAATGCTCCAGTTTTGTTTGTGACATCAAGATAGACATTTGCATCATAAGCCGACACCTGCTTTTCTGCTTGGTCGGTAATATAAGCAAATTCCGCACGAACACCCCTGAGCAATATATCAATATCACGAGTAAGCATGTATTACTGATTAATATTAGTCTCTAGTATAGAGAGCTTTTACAACCTTTCCTCTAATTTTAGCAGTCGAACCGCTAATTAATCCCAAAGACAAGACTTGTAATGGAGCGCTGGCGTTATCTGAAGAGATAACGCTTGACTCGTCTACTGTTCTGGCATCGGCCAAGTCAAAATAAACAAATGGCTGATCAGACCCAGAAGTAGTTCCAGCGGCAGCATTCAAATCCATTTCAAGTTCCATTTCAGAAGTGAATGGCACAACCACAGCATAAATTTGGGCGTTTGTAGTATTGTCAGCTGCTGTCGTTACTTGATTAGGAGTAAGTGACGGGTCTTGTCCATATGTAGGATAGACTTCGCCGTTTTTCTTAGCAAAACCAACAACTACTCCCAATAAATATTTACCACCAGCAACATTGGCAGTGGCGTTCGTAGCATAAACAACGCCACTTGTTGACAAAGTAGTGGTAACAGCATCACCAACTTTTACAGTTAAACTATTTCCCAAAAGAACAAGCTGTGTCTGAGCAGTTCTTAAGTCTACAAGAGGTTTTAACATTTCTCTCTATAAAAAATCTCGACCTTATATTTTACCCCTTCTCTTTAAATCCCTGTAGGCCGCCTCCGGAATTCCAGTAATTCTGATAGCTTCCCTGTCTTCCGCAGTAAGCTCAACCTCTTCCTCTCTCGTTTCCTTTCCTAGCCCAGAAAACGCTGAGCCAGAAGCATTCTTGAGAAATTCATCAACATTCCCAGAAAGTTGTTTAATTTTCTGTTCAAGTTGAATGTATTTCTCTGGATTAAGGATAAGGTGAGACCTAATTAAATCTCCGTAAATCAGGTCAGCATCTACAGAACCACTTTTAATTCTTTCAAAGACCTCAAGGACTTTCTTTTGGGATTCCGGGTCAGAATACCCAAAATCTGCGAAGAATTTTTTCGTTGCCTTCGCTCTTTGTTCTTCTTCAAACTTTTCCTGAAATGTTAAATCTTTTTGCCTTCTTTCTTCTCTTTTAGCAGTCAAATCCGCTGTAATTCTTTCTAATTCTTTTTCTAGGGCAGATTTTTTGTTTTCGTAATCTTCTACTGTGGTTTTTATTTTTTCTAATTCCTCTTGCTTTGTTTTTAATTCTTGCTCTGTTTTTTCAAGTTCCTCTATTTGTTTCTGAAGTTCGTTATCTGTGTTTAACATTTGTGTATATTGTGTGTATATATTATGTGTTTCGACCTTGAACCTTCGCCCGATTTAATGGGGCGGCGACCCCCAGGTTCTTATTTTATTTTTATTTTTGGCATTTTAATATTTTGTGTTCTAAATGATTTTACCGCAATTCCCCTAATACTTTTCATTTTAATTGGCTTAATCCTCAGTGGCTTTATCCTAGAAATATTTGTTCTTATCCCCGGTTTATAGGCTAATGGTTTTCTCCTAGTCATACTTCTATTTTTAATCCCTTTTAAAAAAATGTCAATGCTTCGAGTGGTAATCATTATTATTTCATGTGCTTAAAGGTTTCCATCTGCTTAACTCTTTTTTTGCAGCTGCTTAATGTTTTATAAACCTTTGGGTATAATCCGCCCTTGCTTCTTTTTATTTTATATCCACTCGAAACCTTAATGCACGGCATATTATTTTTTTTATTTATTCGACCTTTTTAAACATATTTAAACATATTTTCTAGGCACCTTTGTCTTTGTTCCATTTTTGAAGGAAAGTATCTCTTGAAATTGTTTTTTCTACTTTCTCCTCCTCAACTTTTACTTCTCCAACATTTGAAACATCAAATGATTGATATAATCTATTTTCTGCTAATTGTCCTCTAATAAAATCAGGACTCCTGTCTTTAAAGGCAAGATTTTTTAAAATCATCATTTCTCTCTTTTTTAACCAATCTTTCAAATAAGGAACCCGTGAAAATGATTCTTGCCAGACATTTACACCCTCAATGTTGTCAATCGGATAAAAATTTTCCTTTTCCAAAATAACACTCCATAACTTTTCTGGTTTTATAAACTTTAATAAAAATTTAATCATATAATTATTTTATGATTATCTTGTTATATTTTTTAAAATATTTTCTGGTGCTATTCCCTCATTAACCATTCTCGACCCGGGGCCACTTGGTCCAAACATTTGACCCCTTAATGTTTGGTTATAACGATTAACCTCTGGTAATTGAGATGGTTGAGGAACATTGACCGAAGACACCCCAAATCTTTCTTTTTCATATTCAGCCAAAACCTCATCTTCTACCAAATCGGAAATATTTTCATTAAATTTCTCGGTAATTCGGAATAAAGATTTTTTAGGAGATAATAAACCAGTATTTCCAAAAAGATTCCAAATTGTAGTAATATAATCAAGATAAAGGGCCCTTTCTGTTTCTGGAGAATTTTCTATTTCAAAATTAATTTTAATATCAAAGTTTAATGATTGTAATGCTTTTGGTGTTACCTCAATAATTTCAACCCTTTCCTTTCCCAAAAGAGAACGTAAATAAGATTCCTTTCTTAGTTCTTCTGGGGGAGAAACATTGTCTGCAATTCTTATTTCTCTATTTCCCAATCCACCACCGAAAAGACCAACACCAACCAATGACAAAATTTTATGAAAATATTTATTACCAAGAACCTTTTCTACCTTTTTGGCTGTATAAAATTGAATCATATTTTTCAGGACCAACCAAACTTTTTGTTCTAATAAGTCCTGATAAAACAGAAAATACAATCCAGCAGTTTCTCTTTGTTGTTGAGATTCAATGCTTTTTTCCGTAGCGGAACGTGGTTGCTTTGTTGCTATAATTGGACCAACACCACCAGAACCAGTTCTTTGAATAATTCCCTGAAGGGTTGTTAGCGCATTCCAATAAGAACCAGAAGTTGGAGCAATTTGAAGTTCTCGATAATTGGCATTAGGGTCACCCTGAACCTGATAAAACCTTCCGGCCTTATATTCTAAACCAACCTCAATAGATGGGTCATTGGTAAGAATAGGAGCAGCAACAGACCTCTCTTCTCTATCAAGCAACAACTCCCACATTCTGTTTAATGCTTCCTGTGGAGATTTAACCTTTTGTGCTAATGGCATTCCATAAAAGAAATTAGCATCAATTGGTTCAAAAATTGTTTTTGCGAAAGGAAGTTTTTTATGATTCCAGGGCAGTGGAGCAACTTCTTGTCCTCCCCTTCTTTTTATTGGATTTAATAATACCCCATTGGCAATAATAGCATATTGGTCTTTAGCAGCATTAAAATATTTAATAACCTCCACAAAGTCCCCGCCCCTCACATCGTAAGCCAAAAAGTCTTTAAAGATTGAATTATCAGCAAATTGTGAACCAGGATAAACAAAGTCAATGCTTTCATACCCCTCGAATGAATTTTTGAAATCTGACCACTTCATTAATGTTCTCCAAATTAATTCTTCCTGCTCTTGAATGTTTGGTTCCCAAATCTTAGGAACATAAAGGTCTTCTAAATTAACAATAGTCTCCTTAACATCTGACTCATCTTTAGTATCTTCTTCATATTCGGTCTCTCCAGTCTCTGGATTATGAAGAGTAATGTTTTTTACTTTCTTAACTCTTGAATTATAGGCAATAAATGTAACAACGGTTCCGTTGATAACGTTATAAAGAAATTGCCAGAAGTTTTCTATTTTTCGATTTGTTTTTCTTCGCCAATATTCAAACAAGTCCTTTAAAATTGTTGCTTTAATAATATCAAAACCCTCAACACCCTCGAATACCGGTTTTAATTTTAAATTGGCTATTTTGGACAAAATCTGAATTATCTCATTCCTTGTTTCTGGAAAGAAAAATTGTGGAGTGTCTTGGTCAAAAGAAACAGGAAGATAACCCCAAAATTTTTTTCTGGCCTCTAAAAGATAATTAGTTAATGTCTGGTTATTAAATTGTTTATACGGCTGCTCTCTTAAACTTCTCCATTTAATGTATTTTTCATAGACATCAAAAATAAATTCTTGAATATTTTTCGGTGGGCGGTAGAATTCTTCTAATAAAATCTTTTTGGGATTAGATGAGTTTTCCATAATCCAGCCTTATGTTTTTAACTCTCGACTTTATTGAATTTAGAGTTTTCACGGGGATTAAATTTAATTTTAAAAGCCTTATAACATTTCTTATCTTATCTAAATGATAATCTATTGTCAAATCATTTGTTTGTTCTTTGGTCATTAATATCTTATAAATAATAATTCTTTTCCAGAAGAAAACAATCAATTTCTGGTCAGGAAACAAAACCGCTCCTATATCTGGGTCAATATCCTGAACCTTTTTAACGAGATGTTTAACGAAAACCTTATCATACCAAACATCTATTTTTTTCTCTTTAATTAAATCCCTTCCTAGCATTTTATTAATATTTTATTAATACCTTAACTTTCTCTGTTTTTACTTAAATAATCCTGATAAGATTTCATTTTTTCTTCCTGAGAAGATAAATTAATTTTCAAATTCAAAAGGGTGAGATTGGGATTTTTGTTCCCTATTTTTGACATGTGATACATAGAATAAATATCTCTCAATGCCTTGCTCTTCATTCCAAGATTAGCCTTTTTAATATCTTTAGGAGACAAGAACTGAAGAATTGTATAAATCTTATCTAGGGCAATGTTTTGAATTTCCCATAAAAGGGATTCGGCCTTTCCTATTGGTGGAATATTTTCCTTGTAAGAAGAATCAACAATGCGGGGAACTAACTTCCTATCTTCATCTACAACCATTATGACATTCGTTAGAACCCTCTCGTATCCACCGCTTTTTAAAGCATCATAAATTTCTTTGGTAATAAAAGCGGGCCTTGCTCTTAAGAAATCAAGAATGTTTTTAAACTTAATAATTAATGTTTTATATGCTTTCTTTAATTCATTCTTATCATTAGACGCTGGCAACAAACCAAACCAGGAAAGAATTGTTTTTAGGGTTTTCAGCTCTATATCCGTAAATGTTTCTATTCTACTCCCAGAGCCGCTCTTTAGCGCTTTTACGGAGTTTTTTCTTGCCCCGAAGAAGTAAATAATCCTAACAATCTGTTCTTCCGTTAAATTAAAAATATATCCAGTATCTTTTGACGAATTACTAATAACTGGATTTTCTACAACCAAATCAGTTTTTTGAAGTTTTTTATTCATTAATATGATTGTAGAAGAAAAATATTAGAGTGTCAATAAAGTGGTATGGGAGATAATGTCTGAATTAGTGTGAGGGGTATAGCAACTTCTCCAGACCAAAACACCGAACATACCCCCCCCTGACACCCCTTTTTGTATTGTCTTATACACAAAAATGTGTCGCACAATATGTATTGTCCGACACACACACAAACAAAAACGAGAAAAAATGTAGATTTGATGCGGTTTTTTTCAAATATGATTGATTTTATAAGGTTGGTGATAAGGGCTCCAGTCTGTACTTTCCCACCCCCTTTTACAATCCAACACCCCCCCTACAATTCCTTTTTGACTTTTTGAGCTTATATATAGAAAA